GCCGTTCCAGCAGATGCTTGCGGGATACTCGCTCTCGATCTTCCGGGCGTATCTGGCGTTCACCACGCCGGTGTTCAGGCGCTTCATGTAAATCGTCATGCGGCTGACGCCGTGGGACTCCACGCCGCAGAGATCGGCGTCCACCAGGCAGTCGGCGATGATCTCCGCCTCGTCGGCGGGCACGCCCTGGGTCTCGATGAGCTTCTGGCAGTATCCGCGCAGGACCTCCCAGTTTACGTTGTGTGTGGTTGCCATTGATCCTACTCCCTTTCTGTTCTCATTGCACGCTGATCCGGCCGGCGGGCGGGGCGGCCACACCCAAATGGACCCGTCGAAAGCGACCCCGGCGCAGAATCATGCATGATGCATTTTAACTACCACGATAATATCATATATCCTGCAACGTGTAAACATCTCGTGAAAGTTTTGTTCAATGCACAAAAATTATGAGATAGTTTTATGCAAAACATATATTTCATTGCAGAGAAACGCCGACTGCGGACGGAGAGCCTGGGTCCGCAGCGGCATTTTGCGCTGTTTCGGCGGACGGGCCCGTCAGGGGAGCCGATACTTGTCCCGGTACTGGGCAAACAGCGCTTTGAACCGGGGCTGATCCTTCATGTTGAAGAGGTAGTTGTGGGGATCGTAGGCGGACTCCGTCAGCTCCAGCACGGAGAGGGCGACTTTCGAGCAGTGGTCGCTGATGCGCTCCATAGTGGACAGGTAGTCGTTGAAGGCGAAGCCCAGCTCCAGGGTGCACTCGTTTTTCTGCAGTCGGGCGATGTGCCGGGACTTGGCCTCGTCGATGAGCTCGTCGATGACGTCCTCCAGGGGCTCCACCTGGCTGGCGATCTCGGTGTCGGAGCCGGCGAAGGCCTGGACGGCGGTCATCATCACTTCCTTGACGGCGTTGTTGATGATCTCGATCTCGGCCTTGGCGTCCGCGGAGAAGGTCAGGCGCTTGTCGAACAGCTCCTGGGCCACCTCCGCCAGGTTCTTGGAGTGGTCGCCGATGCGCTCAAAATCGCCGATGGAGTGGAGACACCGGGAGACCTGCCGGGTATCGGCGGCGCTGAGGGGCTCGGCGGAGACCTTCACCAGAAAGCTGCTCAGCACGTCCTCGTATTCGTCCAGCTGATCCTCCTCGTCCAGCACAGTCTCCGCCGTTTTGGCGTCGAAGCGGTCGAAGAGGCCGATGGCGTCCAGCACAGCGGTGAAGGCCAGGTTGGCCATGTCCACCACCTTGTCGGCGCACTCGGTTACGGCAAAGCTGGGGGAGCGGAGCAGTCTCTCGTCGATCATGATGGCCTTCTCGTCCTCCGGCCGGTCCGGCACAAGGCGGCAGGCCAGCTTCACCAACTGCCGGGAGAAGGGCAGGAGCAGCAGCGTGGTGCCGATGTTGAACACGCTGTGGCACAAAGCGATGCCCTTGGCGTCGATGGGGCTGTCGATGAAGGCGAAACGGAAAAGGTGGTCCGCCGCCAGATAAAGCAGCAGAAATACGGCGGTGCCGATGACATTGAAGGAGATGTGCAGCGCGGTGACCCGCTTGGCGCTGCGCTTGACGCCCACGCTGGAGAGCAGGGCGGTGACGCAGGTGCCGATGTTCTGGCCCATGATGATGGGGATGGCGGCGCCAAAGCTGATGGCGCCGGTGAGGGCCAGAGCCTGCAGGATGCCCACGGAGGCCGCCGAGCTCTGGATGATGCCGGTGAACACGGCGCCCACGGCCACGCCCAGCAGGGGATTGCGGAACATGGTGAGCAGCCGGGTGAACTCCGGCATGTCCGCCAGAGGGCTGACGGCGTTTTTCATCAGCTCCATGCCGGACATCAGAATGGCGAAGCCCACCAGGATGCCGCCGGCGTCCCGGCGCCTGGAGCTTTTGGAGGCCATGATCAGCAGCACGCCGATCAGCGCTACGATGGGGGAGAAATTCTCCGGCTTTAAGAGCGCCATGAACACATTGTTGCTCTCGATGCCCGCCAGGGCCAATATCCAGGCCGTCAGCGTGGTGCCCACGTTGGAGCCCATGATGACCCCCACGGTCTGGTAGAGCTGCATGACGCCGGAGTTCACCAGGCCCACCAGCATGACCGTCAGGGCCGAGGAGGACTGGATGGCGATGGTGATGCCCGCCCCCAGCAGCAGACTGTTGAGCGTATTGGAGGTCATGTCCTTCAGCGTGCGCTCCAGCCGGCCGCCGGTGACCTTGGTGAGACCCGAGGACATGATGTGCATGCCGTACAGGAAAAAGGCCAGACCGCCGCAGAGAGTGATGAGGTTAAAAATGTCCATGACGTCCCTCCGTAGGATGACTTGTCCTTATTATACTGTTATAAGCGATCCAGGTAAAGCCTCCCTTTGCAGATTTGTAAAAACTCCCCAAAATTTTGCACCGCGGACCAATACTTCTGCTTTTTGGAGGCGGCGCATATACATGGTAGCGGCAAGCCCGAGCCGGGCTGGACGGCGCCGTGTCCGGCTCACCAAAAAGTGGGAGTGATGTTGTTGAAAACAAACATCGAGGAGCGCTCATGCGAGCTGGCGGAATACATTATACAGAATAACGCCACGGTCCGGGCGGCGGCCCAGGCCTTCGGCGTCAGCAAGAGCACGGTGCACAAGGACCTGGTGGATCGCCTCAAGACCGTGGACCGGGAGCTCTATGAGAGGGTGAAGCTGGTGCTGGAGCGAAACAAGGCCGAGCGCCACATCCGGGGCGGCCTGGCAACACGGCGGAAATACAAGGGGAGATAGACGCCTGCCGCGGGGCGGCCCGCCGCCCCGCCAATCAGAATAACTGAATTCTGTGAAAAATTACACTTTATTCACACTGCCAAAACCGCCAGGCATTGGAAGCACTAAAAAAACTAGTAATTTCAACGCCTGGCGGGTATTTTATTTATTACCGACGATTACCACGAATTACTGCTGAAATGACACAGTAAAGACACAGTAAAACGCGATTCTATAACTTGCATTTATGCTTGTTTTTTGGCCGTCTCTGCGGCTCTCAGTTCCAGCAAAGCAGACACTTTGTCTGCGGCGGAAAAATGCGCGGCAGCTCGGAAACCCTCGTAGACATCCCGGACGACATCCTCAGTGTCGCCAACGTATGCCGCCGTTGTTTTTGTGTCAAGTCCCGCCTCGTAGCAGATGGTCACAAAGCTATGCCGGAACCGGTGCGGCGTCACCGTCTGCCCATCGTCTGGATTGTCAAGTCCGGCGTCCTTCAGATACTGCCGCCAAGCGCGCTGAAACTGTGCTTTGCTCATGTACTCCCCGTCCTTGTTTGGGAACATCTTGCCGATTTTGTGATGCGGCAGCGCCGTCTTTAACTGCGGCAGCAACGGCGCGTCATGGCTTGCAGTATTTTTCAAATAAGACTCCAGGACTGGCGCGCCAAAAGAGTAATTGATCTTTTTGTTGAAATGGATCACGTTTGCTTTCCTGTCTACGTCCTGCCAGGTCAACGCCATCGCTTCACCGCGGCGGCAACCTGTATACAACAGCACAAGACCCAGCAGCCACCAATCACCGGCGCGACAGTTTGCAACGGCCTGTTCCTGTGCCAAGGACAGCGGCAGCCTTTTTTTCTGCGGCAGATTACGCGATTTTTTAATTTCCGCCGCCGGCGATATATCTATGTCGCCGGCAATGACGGCATAGCTGAAAATCTGCTTTGCCGTCGTCAACGTAAGCTGCACTGTGCTTTTGGAATAGCCTTCGCTTTCCAGGTTCCGGACAAACCGTTTTACGTCCAGCGGCCGCACATCGGAGGCATAGCCCGGAAAAGCCGCCTTAACTTTCTCAGCGGCTTTGTCGTAGCATGTATAGCTGTTTTGCCGCAGATCCTTTTCTTTCTGCGCCAGCCATTCGTCCGCGATGACCGGCACTTTCCGTCCCTTTTCCTGTCGGATATTGTACTCCAATATTTTCCGATCCACCTCTGCGCAGCTTTTCCCCCGGAACTTGACCCGCTTTCCGTTCACGGTCCGGCTGGTCTCGAAAAGTCCGTCCGGTCTCTGGTAATACTTCTTCTTTGCCATAAAAATACGCTCCTTCCGAAAAATGTTGATTTTCCCAGAAGGAACGGCTATAATAATAGCGGTCCTTCCGGGGTTCGTAGCGGTTCTCCGGCGGTCTGTTGGGCGTTCCCTGTTGCCGCAGGGGACGCCTTTTTATATTACCTTGCTGATAAAATGTGTGGCCACGCCGATCACCCGCACCTTCCGCGCGTCCTCGCCGGTGAACAGCATCGGCTCATATTCCGGATTCTCCGGCCACAGGGCGATTCCGTCCGGCAGGCGGCGAAAGCGCTTCAAAGTGGCCTCGCTCTCAAATTCGCCCTCGACGAGCACGGCGGCAATCTGGCCGCTCTCGGCGGTCGTCTGGGCCTTGACGCACACAATGTCCCCGTCGAAAATGCGGGCGTTTACCATGCTGTCGCCCTTGCAGACAAGGGTGAAATCGCATTTCACGTAGTCCGGCACCTCGTCGTAGTCCTCTATATTCTCCGCGGCCAAAATCGGCTCCCCGCAGGCGATGGAGCCCAGGCGCGGAACGCTGTATGTACCGGGCATGGGCAGGATGTTGTCGGGGAACAAATAATCAATAGAAAAATGCCCTTCTTTTTCTTCGATCAAGTCAGATTTTAATACTCCAAAATAGTTTGCGAGTATCTCAATCTTATCGATACGCGGATATTTATTTCCGTTGTACCAATCTGTAAATGTCGTGTATTTGAATCCGAGATCGGCACAAACCTGAACCCTGTCTTTCCCAAATCTCTCCATTAAAGCTCTGAGATTCCTAGAAAATATCTCCTTATTTCCGATCTGCTCCATGTTATCACCTCCGGCAATCCACATTATACGCTTATCTCGTAAAATAATCAATAGAAAAATAAAATTTTTACGAATAAAGCGTTGACATTACGCTTAAAGCGTGATAGTATGTTAATCGAAAGGAGGTGATTACATGAAAATAACCCTGAAAGCAGCTAGGATAAATGCGGGCTATACCCAAACAGAAGCCGCAAGTCAAATCGGTGTAACCCGTGATACCGTCGGAAATTGGGAGCGTGGAAAGAGTTTTCCCGACGCAGCCCAAATCAGGAAACTGGAACAGCTGTACGGCACTTCATACGATGAAATCATTTTTTTGCCTCACGTTACGCTTTAAGCGTAAATACTTACAAAAGAAATATTCGTGGTAGCTCACGAATATTTCTTCCCGCAATTTTTGACCCGTAACAGATGCAGTTGCCACATAAGAGCGGTTCCATGAACTCCACGCATCACGCATCAGGCATCAGGCAGCTGAATGGTCCATCAGCTACGGGGAACGGGACAACGAAAGCCGTCGGCAGCGATTTCGAGCATTGCGAAGATATCCATCTTCCTTTCCATATCACGCGCTTCTTGTCCATGCAATCGCAAACACTCCACCATCACAAGGAGGCGCTATTTAAATGCAAATCAGCATTAAAAACCCCGCACTTCCACTCATTAAAGAAATTCGGGAAACGCGCAGTATAGACGAAGCCGCAGAGCTCATATCCAGTGGTGATTGGATTATGTTCTCTGCGGCAGGGTCCCCAAAACACGGCTATTTGTTTTCTGTTGGGCGGATAAATTAACTGTACTATTCGAATCTTCCGAGACAGTATACCTTTTCCTGGTGATCCGGAGTGCTGGCGTAGGGCACAATTGAATAGGAATCAAACATTTTCCACCCCGATTTGAGCAGTTCATTTACCTCTTGCAAATCGGAAGATTCAGTAATTTCCTTGGCATCCAGCAATTTTTCGTTTGCCATTTTTCTCCCTCCCTTCCAGATGATTTTAACATACCGGGGAAGCGGAAGCAAGACAATCCACACACCACCACAAGGAGGTGCCCGCACCATGACAGACATCCTGGACTTCATCCCCAGCGGCCGGGACAACGCCGTCACCCGCGCTGAGCTGTCGGCCCGGCTGGGCGTCCCGGACCGGCAGGTCAGAAAGCTCATCCATAACGCCCGGGACGCCGGCGCCCTGATCCTCAACCGGCAGGACGGCCGGGGCTACTACATGGCCACAGAGCACGACCTGGACGAGCTGTACTGCCAGTGGAAGCAGGACACGGCCCGCGCCCTCAGCATTTTAAAGCGCCGGCACCCGCTCCATCTGCTTTTGAAGAAAGCGGGGCGGATCACATGAGCCGCCGCACGGAGGCCTACACCGCCAATCTCAAAAGCATCCTGGAATTCACCGCCGGCCGCCACATGCTCACGCTGAAGGAGGTCCGCGCCTATACCGGCATCCAGAACCACACCACGCTGCACGCTCGTTTCCCGTTCCAAAAGGCCATGATCTCCGCGGAAACCCTGGCCCTGTGCCTGTCCGGGGGTGAACGCCCTTGACCCGAGACGAGCGCATCCGCGCTTTCGCATTGCGCTGCGACGGCGCCACCTGGGAGCAGATCGGCCGCGAGCTGCACTATGAGCCCAACACGGTCCGGACGGACCTGCTCAATGTCGTCAAGCGCGGCAGCCGCATCCCCGCCGTCCTGTATCCGGCCGTCAGGCGATATCTGCTGCGCAGGCACAGCGGCAGCATCAACGCATTCGCAAAGGATCTCCATGTCAACCCGCACGAGCTGCGAAAAGTCATCGTCTACGGCGCGCCGCCGGGCAAGACATTGAAAAAGAAGCTGATTTATACGCTGCAAACGCCGGAGGAGGAGGTATTTTCCCGTGACACGTCGCCGCATGACCTTGAAAGCCCGTCGTCGCCAGACAGCCGTTGACGCGGTCAATATGGTCCTTTTGCTGCCCGCCGTCGTCGCCGCCATACTGTTTTTGAATGCTGTGTGGCCGGAAAGTCTGGTGATCTGGTGATGGGCGGCCTGCCGAATATCCCGGACCATCCGGACATTGAGCGCGCCCTGCGCACTGGCTACCCACGGCGCTGGGAATCCATACCGGAGCCGGAGGAGGAAAAAGAGGAGGAGGAAGACGATGCTGAAAGCCCATGATTCCAGCGTCCTCTGGTACATGGAGGCGACCGTCAGTTACATCATCTATTTCCCGGAGGGTAAGGTCATTTGTCGGTTCTGCCCCGTCTGCTCCAACCGGGACGCCTTCGGAAATTTCCTCTGCAAGGCGATCCCCACTGCCCCCGTCATTGTGCCGAAAGAGTATCTTGACAGCCGTCACCCCGCCTGCCCGATCCGGCTGCAAGAAACCCCATTTTGACAAAAAGCAAGGAGGAAAACATACATGTCTCTCACCGCAAAAGAAACCGGCTCCGCCAGGATCGACCCCGTCGACGAGGGCGTTTACACCGCCGTCTGCGTCGGCCTTGTGGACATCGGCCTGCAGGAAAAGGTATATGAAGGCAAGAAAAAGGAGCAGGAGCAGATCATTGTGATCTGGGAGCTCATCGGCGAAACCTACGAAACGTCCGCCGGCTTCATGCCCCGCACGATCTCCAAGACCTATACGAATTCCCTGCATGAGCGCTCCGCCCTGCGCAAGGATTTGAAGGCCTGGCGCGGCCGGGAGTTCACGCCGGAGGAGCTGGCGGGCTTCGATCTCACCAAGCTGCTGGGCGCGCCCTGCCAGCTTCAGATCATTCACCGCGAGACCAGCAACGGCACTTTTGCCAACATCTCCGCCATCATGGCGCTGCCAAAGGGGATGCCCAGGCCAAAGCCGGATTCTAAAATCTTCATGTTTGACATAGACGCCGACGATGCCGAATCCGCCCTGGAGAGCCTGCCGAACTGGATGCAGGAGCGGATCAAGAAATCCCCCACCTGGACAGGCCGCAGCGCCGGGAACATTGAGCCGGCGGCAGAGGCGGACGACGACGGCGACCTGCCCTTTTAAGGGGGCGCCGCCATGCAAAGAGAGCAATTCACCTTTTACCGCTCGTTTCTGGACGCGCTGCGCGATCTGCCGCCCAAGCAGCGGGGCGCGGCCTGTATGGCCATAGTGGAGTATGCTCTGGACCAGGCCGAGCCGAGCCTGTCCGGCATGTCCATGACCATTTTCCGGCTCATCCGGCCCACGCTGGATTCCGCCCGAAAAAAAGCCTCCGGCGGCAGCGCGAGAAGGAACAAAACGGGAAGTGCTTTCTCCGAATCTGATGAACAGAACGCGAACAGAACGGAAAGTACTTCACCCCATTGGGATGAACAGAACGGAAACAGAACGCAAACAGAACGCGAACAGAACGCGAACAAGAAAGAGAGAGAGAGGGAGAAAGAGAAAGAGAGAGAGGACAAATGTCCTCCCCCCAGCCCCCCTCGCCGGGGGGCCGCTGCCCCCAGGTTTTCTCCCCCCGGCGTGGAGGAGGTGGCGGCCTATTGCCTCGAACGGGGCAGCGGCGTCGATCCCCAGGCCTTTGTGGACTTCTACGCCTCCAAGGGCTGGCGCGTCGGCTCCGCCCCCATGAAGGACTGGCGTGCCGCCGTGCGGACCTGGGAGCGGCGGGAGCCGGGCAGGGCCCCGGCGGAGGAGAACGCCAAGCAGACAGACGGCCTTAAGGGCCATTACGAGACCATCCAGCGCCGTCCGGGCTGCACGGAGCGGGTCTTCGTCGTGGAAGACGGTGGGGTGTGACGCCCCTTGAGTGCTAACACGAATGAGCTGGCCGTTGCCGGCGCCGTGCTCATCGACCCGGCCTGCCTTGCGGCTCTTGACGGGCTCTGCGCCCCGGCCGATTTTGTCAATACCCGCGCCGCCGCCGTGTTGTCCGCCGCTTTGGCGCTGCGCTCCGCGGAGGAGCCTGTTGACCCCATCACCATCCAGGCCAGAGCCAGGGCGGACGGCGTCGCCCTTGACGACGATTTCCTGCGGGAGCTCATGGAGCTGACGCCCACCGCCGCCAACGTGGAAGCCTATGCCCGCCTGGTCCGCCGGGACGCCCAGGCCCGCGCCCTGCGCTCTGCGGCGGCGGAGGCGGAGGACCGCCTGGACGCGGGAGAGGACCCGGACAGCGTGGCGCTGTGGCTCATGGCGGAGGCCGAGGACCTGGCCGCGCCGTCAGATGTCGGCGCGGAGGATGGCGGCGAATTGCTGACGATGTTTTACCGGGAGCGGTTTTTGACGGAAAATCCACCGGCCCGATTTGTCGAGACGGGCTACCTTGCCCTGGACAGCGTGCTGGGCGGCGGCATGGTCTGTGGCGGCCTGTACATACTCGCCGGGCGTCCCGGCATGGGCAAGACCACGCTGGGGCTGTGCATCGCGGAAAACGCAGCGGCGCAGGGCTGTGGGGTGCTGTTCGTGTCACTGGAGATGGACAAGCGCCAAATCGCCGCAAAGCGCCTTGCCAGAGACGCCGGCGTCAATTACGCCGTGGTCTACATGGGCGTCCCTGCGCCCGACGACCTGAAGGAGATCGGCCGGGCAGCAGCGAAATTGTCTCCGCGCCGGCTGTTCGTGGCGGACAAACCGGGGCGCACGGTCCGGGACATTGAAGTGCTGGCCCGGCGCACAAAAGGGCTTGATCTGCTGGTGGTGGACTATCTGGGGCTGATCCGGCCGGAAAGCCGCGGCAAGCTGTACGAGGACGTCACCCGCATTTCCGGCGATCTCAAGGCAATGGCGCGGCGTTTGAAGGTGCCGGTGCTGTGCCTGGCCCAGCTCAACCGGGCCAATGAGGCCAGATCCGGAAAGCGCCCCATGCTCTCAGACCTGCGGGACAGCGGCGCCATCGAGCAGGACGCGGACGGCGTTATCTTCATTCATCGGCCGAGCTATTACGAATCGCCGGACAGCAAAAAGCCGGATATAGAGGACGCGGAGATCATCGTGGCCAAAAACCGGCACGGCGCGACCGGCGTTGTCCCGGCATCCTTCCAGGGCGCCACGGGCAGCGTGGACGCCGTTTATCGCAATCCCTGGCACAAAAAATAACTGAAAGAAGGCAGCTTCCTATGACTGTATACATGGGCATTGACCCCGGAAAAAACGGCGCGATTGCCGCCATCACGCCCTCCGGACCGGCGGTATGGCCCTGGGGAGACGATACGCTGATCGATGTCTGCAATATGCTCACCGCAGAGGCGACGGACGTCAGAGCCTGTGTGGAGCTGGTGAGCTCGATGCCGAAGCAGGGCGTGAAAAGCACGTTTACCTTTGGCAAAGCGGCGGGCTACATAGCGGGCGTCTTGTCCGCCTTTGAGATCGGCTATCAGCTTGTGCCGCCCAATAAATGGAAAAGGGATTTTGGCCTCCTGCGCAAGACCAAGGCCGATTCTATCACCGTCTGTAAACGGCTGTTTCCGAAGGTCAATTTGCGCCGCACAGGTAAGTGCCGTGTAGAGCATGACGGCATGGCGGAGGCGTTATTGATGGCCGAGTACGCCCGGAGGCACCTGTGACTAAGCGCCTGCGCCGTCCCGGTACAGCGGTACCGGGGTGTGATGAACTGGACATTGAGCGCATGCGCATCCTAGCCGACAAAGCGCGGGAGTACGGCATCACCTACAAGCAGCTGCGCGAATGGATCGAGACCGGCGAGAGGCCGAAGAAAAAGGAAAAGGAGAAAGGCAATGAATGAATTGATCGTCACCACACAGGAAGAGCTTGACGCGGTCCCGGTGGACTACAATGGGAGAATTATCATCAAGTTTGGAACACTGCACAATCCGGCGATTTTGAAAAAAGTATACAAGTATCTTGCCGTGCTCCGGGGAAACTCCCGTGCCGTGCTCCGGGGAAACTCCCGTGCCGTGCTCCGGGAAAACTCCAGTGCCATGCTCCGGGAAAACTCCCGTGCCGAGCTCCGGGAAAACTCCCGTGCCGAGCTCCGGGAAAACTCCCGTGCCGTGCTCCGGGAAAACTCCAGTGCCGTGCTCCGGGAAAACTCCAGTGCCGTGCTCTGGGAAAACTCCAGTGCCGAGCTCTGGGAAAACTCCCGTGCCGAGCTCTGGGAAAACTCCCGTGCCGTGCTCCGGGGAAACTCCAGTGCCGAGCTCTGGGGAAACTCCAGTGCCGACTTGCGCGGCTTTTCGCAGTCCACAAAGATATCCAAACGGGCGAGTTGTAAAGCAAATGACATGGCCCGTGTTATTGAGCCCACGGCAGATATTGAGACGTTTATGCTGTATCACGCAATCGACCACGATGACGAATTCTCCGTTTGGTACAAGGCCGTACATAAACAAGACGGACTATATTTCGCGGACCGGAACGGCTTTAAATACTTCGTCGGAGAAACGGCGCAGGCCGATATCATCGACACGGATCGCGACAAAAATTGCGGCGCTGGGCTGAATATTGCGCCTTTGCGCTGGGCATTGGATTACGGGAGCGAATGGCCTGACCTTGCAATTTTGGA